GTCCAAAGCCATGAGTTTAATCGGAGGTCCCGCTGATGCGCCGCATTTCACCGCCTGACGGCCTGGGCCACCGTGGCCGCGCACTGTGGACGAGCTGTCTGAACAGCGACGACGAACTGACCGACTCAGACAACCCGATGCGCGCGGTGGCACTTGAGGCCGCGCGGCTGGTCGACCAACTGGACACGTTGCAGTCCATCGTGGACCGCGACGGCGTGTACGGTGACAAGATCCACCCGGCGTTCGCCGAGTTGCAAAAGGGCCGTTCGCTGCTGGCACGGCTGGTGGCGTCGTTGCGGATTCCGGACGAGCAGACCGGCAAGCGCCCGAAGCGTCGCACGGTGCGCACGCAACAGGCATCCAAGCCCGGCGGCCGCTCCGGCAAGGTCACCCCGCTGGATCGGGCGCGTCGTGCCGCCGGCGGGGCCTAAGACGTTCCTGCCGCAGTTCGACGGGCACGTCCCGTCGCTGGGCTACTTCGCCGCCGAGTGGATCGAGGCGCACTGCTGTCACGGTCCGGGCGATGTCGCCGGCGAACCGGCGCAGGTCACCGACGAGGTGCTGGACTTCCTGATCGCCGTCTACCTGCTGGACCCGGTGACGGGTGCCCGCCAGGTGGATGAGGCGGTGCTGTCCCGCTCGAAGGGATGGGCGAAAAGTGAAGTTGCCGGGTGGATCGGCACGTTCGAGGCGTTCGGGGAGTGCCGTTTCGACGGCTGGGACGCCTACGGCCAACCGGTAGGCCGCCGGATCCGCTCGCCGCTGCTGAAGTGCCTGGCGACCGAGGAAAGCCAGGCCGGTAACACGTTCGAGAACATCGCGTTCATCGCGAGCGAGTGGGGCCCGGATGTTCACCCGGAGTTGTTCGCCGGGGTGGGCGGGGTTCGCCAGTACCAGTCGGCGACGTCGCTGTACCTGCCCGGTGGCGGGGAGGTTCGCGCCGCGACGGCCGGTGCCGCATCCAAGGACGGCGGCAAGGAGACGTGGGCGTGCGCCGACGAGACGCACCTGTACGTGTTGCGCGAGTTGCGCTCGATGTATGCGACGGTGCGACGCAACCTGGGTAAGCGCAAACTGGCTGAGCCGTGGCTGATGCAGACCACGACGATGTTCCGCGCCGGTGAGCAGTCGATCGCCGAGCAGACGCTGACCGCCTGGCGTAAGGGCACCCTGCCGACGTCGACGCTGGTGGACCACCGGCAGGCCAAGGGCCGCATCGACATTGAGGATCACGACCACACGCTGAGCCAACTGGTCCAGGTGTACGGGGATGCCGCCGACTGGATGGATCTGGAGCGCATCTACCGGCTGATGCTGGACCCGACGGTCTGCCCGGATGTTGGCACCGCCGCCCGGTACTTCCTGAACCGCGAGCACAGTCACGCAGACGTGTTCGTACCCGCCGATGTGGTGGAGCGCCAGGCCGTCGCGGAGGTGGTGAACCCCGGTGAGCACATCTGTCTCGGGTTCGACGGGTCGCTGTCGGACGACTCGACGGTGCTGATCGGCTCGCGGATGTCCGACGGGTTCGTCTTCCCGCTTGGCATCTGGGGCAAACCTGATGGCCCGCAGGGCTACGGCTGGGAGGTCCCGCGCGACGATGTCGCCGCCGTGGTCGCAGAAGTGTTCGACCGCTACGACGTGGTGCGCATGTACTGCGACCCGCACGAGTGGCGCTCCGACATTGGTGTCTGGTCCGCTGCACATCCTGAGCGCGTGTTCGAGTGGCCGACGTCGCGGTATGTGGCGATGGACGCCGCGCTGGACCGGCTGCGGGTGGATCTGGTCAATGGGGTGCTGTGGCACTCCGGGGACACGACGATGGCGGTGCATTTCACCAACGCCGTCGATGCCCGCCGTGGCCGGCTGCGACTGGTGAAGAAGCCCAGTCATGAACGCAAGATTGACTCCGTGATCGGCGCGGCGCTGGCGTATGAGGCTAGGGCCGACGCTCTGGCCGACGGATGGAAACCCATGACGACCCGACGACTTCCCCGACGACTGCGATAAAGGAGACCTGACGCCAAATGCCAGACTCTCCTGAACAGTGGTTCGCCTACCTCGGTGACAAACTCGTGTCTCGCATGCCTGAACTGATCAGGCTGAGGCTGTATGTGTCCGGCGAGGCGCCGCTGCCGAAGGGCGCCACCCGATACGCCGAGTCGTATGCGGAATGGCAGAAGATGTCCCGCACCAACTTCGCGGAACTAGCCGTCGACGCGAAGGCGGACCGACTGAAAATCTCGGGTTTCCGAGTGGGGCGGGATGAGTCGGATAATGACGCCGCCCGTCGGATCTGGCGTCGGTCAAGGGGTGGGGGTGTAGCCTCCGACGTGCATCGCGACGCGCTCACCTACGGGGTTGGCTACGCGATGGCGTCCGAAGGTCGCAACGGCGCGGTTCTGACGCGGGAAAGCCCATTCTCCACCATCGTGGAGCTCGATCCGCTGGACCCGACATGGGTGCAGGCCGGGCTGAAGGTGTGGTCGGATAGGTCTGCGGATCATGCCGTGCTGCACCTGCCGGGCGAGGTCGTGAAGTTCGTCAGAGATGTTCCGGGGCGCACTCGCCTACCTGGCCGCCTGCAACTATTCACCAGCGGTGGGTGGGTGATCGACGAGCAGGAGTCGGGCGGATCCGGTCTGGATCGGGTGCCAATGGTCGCGTTCGTCAACCGGGATGGGATTGGTGAATACTCCACCCACACGGATCTACTCGACCGGATCAACTGGGTCACATTGCAGCGGTTGCTCATCGTCGCGGTGCAGGCGTTCAGGCAGCGCGCGCTAGAGGATAACTCTGGTGAGAAGACGGGCCTGCCGACCACTGATGAAACCGGCGAGGAGATCGACTGGAGTGACGAGTTCATCGCCGGTCCCGACGCACTGTGGGTACTGCCACCGGGGGTGACTATTTGGGAGTCCCAGCCGGGAGACATCTCCCAGATTTTGCAGGCGTCGAAGGAGGACATCCGCCAATTTGGGGCGGTCACCCGCACTCCGATGTCACAACTTGTGCCCGACGGCGAAAACCAGACCGCCGAGGGTGCGTCGCTGGCCCGTGAGGGGTTGGTGGAGGCGGCCGGGGACCGTATCGACCGGTTCACATCTGGGTGGGATGACGTCATGTCCTGCGCCTTGAATATCGACAACGTCGAGGACCAGGTCGAAACGCAATGGAAGCCGGTTGAGCGTCAGTCCGTGGCTGAACGGTACGACGCACTGTCGAAGGCCGGCGACGATGTCCCGTGGCGGTCCAAGATGACCGAGATTCTCGGATTCCCCTCGGATGAGGTTGACCGGATGGAACTGGAGCGCGCCGCTGACGCGCGGCGTATCGCCACCGAATCCGACCCCGTGACCGAGTCGACCACTTAACTGTCCCCCCGGCCCCATGCGAGATGACGGCCGGATCAACTCACCGCGATGGAGAGAACCCTGCAATGTTAAAAAACCCATTCTGGCTGCGCTGCGTCACCGACACCACCGACACAGGTGGAGGCGCGACCACTGCGTCCGACGGCAGTACGACCGCACCTGCGACCGGCACCCCGTCAACGGACGCCGGATCAGTGAAACCCGAAGACCAGCAGACCCCACCACTCGGCGACGCCGGGAAGAAGGCGCTGGACGCGGAACGCAAGGCTCGGCGCGACGCTGAGAAGGCCCTGCGCGACGTCGAGGCGAAAGTCAGAGAGTTCGAACAGCGGGACCTATCCGAGGCTGAACGGACGGCGCAGCAAATCGCTGATCTGACCAAGAGCCTTGAGGCCGCTCAAACCGATGCGCTGCGACTGCGCGTCGCCTCCGAAACCGGGCTTGCCCCGGATCTGCACGAGTTCCTCGACGGAATCACCGACGAGGACCAGATGCGCGCGAAGGCGAAGAAACTACAGGCCGCGACGGCCGCCCCCAGGAAGCCAGACTTCGGCGGGGGCAATCGTGGGGATGACCCCAACTCTCTGGCAGCCCTTGATCAGCGCATCGCCGAGGCGGTGAAGGCCGGCGACACCCGCCAGTCGATCGCACTCAAACGGGCACGCCAGGCGATGGTCAACTCCGCGCAATAGATCATCCAAACCCATTTCCTGAAAGGAAAACGACCATGGCCGGTATCACCGGGATGGGCACTACCTACAACCTTCCCAACTACGTGGGCGAACTGTTCGCAGTGACCCCGTCCGACACTCCGCTTCTGGCCGCCTCCGGTGGTTTGACCGGAGGTACCGAGGTCAAGGCCTGGAAGTTCGGCTGGCAGACTTCCGATCTGCGCAGCCCGAAGCAGTCCGGTGCGCTGGAAGGCGCGGAGGCCCCGACGGCGCAGGAGCGCAAGCGCACCAATGTGGAGAATGTGGCACAGATCCACCAAGAGAAGGTGTCCGTCTCCTACACCAAGCAGGCCGCGACCGGTCAGTATTCGACGCCAAGTTCGGCGCCGTTTCTCGCCGCCGACGGCCAGCCCAACCCAGTGGTCAATGAACTTGACTGGCAGGTGTCGCAGGCGTTGATGCAGATCGCCAACGACGTGAACTTCTCGTTCTGGAACGGGAAGCTCAACATTCCGACAGACAACTCGACCGCCCGCAAGACTCAAGGGCTGATCCGTGCGTGCACGAGCAACACCATCAACAAGGGCACCGCACTGACCGACGCGGCCACCGCGACGGACACGATCACGGTCACGCACGCGCTGGATAACGGCGACAAGGTCGTGTTCACCGACATCGGTGCGGCTACCAACGTTGTGGAGGGACGTACCTACTTCGTGGTCGGCAAGTCGACCACGGTGTCATTCAAGGTGGCCGAGACCCTTGGCGGCACCGCGATCACGCTTGGCACCGCGACGGTGTCGCTGGTCGTCCCGCAGTCGAGTGCACTGACCACGACCGTGTTCGAGGACCTGTTGCAGCAGGTCTACGACCAGGGCGGGCTTCGCAACGGCCTCGGCACGGTGGCGGTGAACTCCACGCAGAAGCGGGCGCTGTCCAATGCCTACGCTGACGCCCACGGTAAGGTCGACCTGTTCGTTGGCACCCGCAACATCGCGGGGGTGAACCTCATGCAGATCGAGTCCAACTTCGGCCTGATGAATGTGATGCTCGACCCGCACGTCCCGCAGGACGCCATCGCGGTAGTCTCGCTGGATCAGATCGAGCCGGCATTCCTGAACATCCCCGGTAAGGGTGTGTTCTTCGAGGAGCCGCTGGCGAAGACCGGATCATCGGACAACGTGCAGTTGTACGGTGAAATCGGCCTGATCTACGGCAATGAGAAGGCCCACGGCATACTGCGCGGACTGAAGGTCTGACCCCAACTCCCGCGCCCGACTCCGACCCTCTCGGCGGGGTTGGGCGCGGGGTCATTGCCCAAAAACGTTGGATAGACGGAAGGCCCACTCGACATGACCAGTTATCCCGAGTCGCTTGATGATCTGACCGCTGACGTGGACGACCTTGGCGTTCTGGCGACCGCAGCATGGATGACCCCCCGGGCCGTCGAGGCGGTGCAGGCCGAACTGGGTGTGACCCCGTCGGCCGCCGACGCCACGGTATCGGCGCGCCTGGACCGGATGGAGGACGACTTGGAGCAGGCCGAGATGGGCGCGCTCCCGTCGGAGATCGACTGCGGGACCCCGTGACCGACTACGATCTCGGAGATGTCGTCACCCTGACCACCACTGTGCACGACGGCAGCGGTCAGCCGGCCGATGCCGGTGACGTGGTGTGCACGGTGACCGCGCCGGATGCGACCACGACAACCCCGGTCGTCGCCCATCCGGCGGTCGGGGTCTACACCGTCACCCTCACCCCGGCCGTCGCCGGACGGCATCTGGTCCGCTGGGTGGCCACCGGCGCCAACGCGACCGCGTCGGTTGACTCGTTCAGGGTGTTCGGCGCCGTTGATGCCGTGCTGCGTGCGGAGATGGCGGCGCGGGTCGCCGCGAAGTCCCGCGTATCCCTGCCGGCGCAGAACAGCACCGACCGGGGCAGTCTCGACGCGGCCGTGGAGGATGCCACCGCGCTGGTGATGGCGCATCTGCGCCGCGACACCATCGACACCCTGACCAGCCACGCCCGCGACGCGATCCGCGCCGTGATCGTTCGGGTCGCCGCGAGATTCTGGCGCAACCCCCAAGACCTCGCCTCGCAGTCCTATGACGGCATGAGTATCTCTGTGGCCGAGCCGCGCGTGCTGACCGGCGACGAGCAGTCCGCGTTGGCCCCGTACGTGTCCCGCAAGCGCGGAACGATCTTCCTCAGCCCGAAGGAGTTGGCATGACACCGACCGAGACGATCGAACTGCTGGCCCGCGGCTACAGCCGCGAGCAGATCGCCGCACTGGAGGCCGCCCGCACCGCCGACGAGAAGAAGCCGACCGGTGGACGTCGACGTAACGGTTGATGTCGGCCCGGTCGTCGACATGCTGGAGCGGGTGCTGCACAAGGTCGACGACCTGAGCGGGTTCTGGGACGACCTCGACGGCTGGTGGAACGCCCGCCAGTCCGACTGGTTCGACTCGGGCAGGATTGCCCGCAACGACCCGGCCACGGTCCGGCTCAAGGGCTCGGCCACCCCGCTGGTCGACTCCGGCAATCTGCGTGACGCGACGTTGCGTAACCAGCCGTTCAACGCCGGACCGAGCGACGCCACGTTCGGTCTGCGTAAGGGCACCCCCGAATACAAGCTCGGGATTCTCAACCTGTCCGGTCCGCGTGGCGCCCCGAAGCGTCGGGCCGTTCGCCAGTTGACCGCCGCTGAGAAGCGTGAAGTGGT